ATGAATAATAGTATTATATCATGGGCATCTGAGGAGTTTAGTATACCATATGTTTCACCAAAAGATAATCGTGTTCACAAATATTATCCAGACTATTTAATAAAAGTGAAAGAGAGGAACGATATGATCAAAACTTATGTGGTTGAGGTAAAACCACACAAGCAAACAATGCCTCCTAAACCAAGAAGCCGTAAAACAAAATCTTACTTGACTGAGTGTGTTACATATGCAGTCAATCAGGCAAAGTGGAAAGCTGCAAAAGAATTTTGTGAAGATCATCGTATTGAATTTAAAGTTGTCACAGAGAAAGAACTCGGAATCCGATGAGTAGACTCGAAGGTAATAACATAAACAATCCAACAAATGATCAGGAAGATATGATGCTGGAGATCATGTCTCTTCTTAATGATACTGTCACACCAGTTCCTGACGTTGGAAACTTTTATACTTTTGTATATAATCCAAAGACTCCAAATATCACTTATGATCAACATCCCCTAATAGCTTGCACTAATATATTTGGTTGGGGTTTCCGTGGTCTCAATTTTCATTGGCAAAAGTATCGTAACTACACATGGAATGAACTTGCTGGTCAATTGTACGTTGTGCAACCAAATGAACTTGATGACCTTCTTGCAATTCCTTACGCAAAGTTCCTAAATAACTAAAAAGGTCGATATATGGCAAACGAATCCTCATCAACAGTATCAAATCAAATAAATCCAGTGGGATCAAGATATGAATCGAAGAAAAGTAGGATTCTTGCGCCTAGAGAGGGTAATTTACTTATACAGGAGACCAGTTTTACAACATTAAGACTTACAAAAACTTCAAACAATCCACCTACGTATAGAAAAGAAGTATTTCAACACGAGAGTGCCAAAGATGAGGGCAACGTTGTTCAAATTGGGGTTGTGAAAGATAACGGGAAAATTGAATTCAATTCTCAACTTGATACTGGAAAAGCTAATGAGGAATTATTCAAGAAACAAATAGAAAAGCAAATAAAAACTCAAACAAATGATGCAGAAAAACAAATAAAAAAATTAGTAAATCCAGATAAGAAAGGTATAAACAGGAAAAGAAGTAGAAGAACTTTACAAGAAGACGATTCAAAGGACTCACCAAAAAAAGTTGAACCATCAAATAAGGGTATCGCAAGAAAAAATTATGGCACCTTATTTTATCCATCATTCATACAAAAAAGCAGTCAAGACAAACTAAAAGTAACCATACTTGAGTTCTCATCAAGATTTAAGGGTGGAAAAAAAGATGCTAAAAAAATGTCATCACTTGGAAAACCAAATAGACAGGGTAAACCACCTAAAAGGAGTGACTATGGAACAAATCGAAGTGCAAAAGGTAAGTATCTTGCTGCATTAAGAAAATATGAAAATGCAAGATCTTCGGATTTAAACAATGCTAATATGAGTGCGTTGTCTCTTGATGGTCGAAAGAGAATGGAGATTGACAAAAGATTAGTTGGACATATAACATTACCAATCCCAGATGGAGTGACAGATCAAAATAAAGTAGACTTCGGTGGTGGCACCATGAATGCATTACAAGTTGGTGGTGCAGAAGTTGCTTTAGATTTTTTATTAAGAGGTGTTGGAAAAGCGGGAGAGACAGCAGCAGACGTATTTAAACAAGCAGCGATTGATAAAAATGTGCAACAAGCTATCGGTGGATTACTCGCAAGTGCTGGTGTTGGAATTGATGCAAATGAACTTTTAGCAAGAACACAAGGAAATATAAACAATAATAATTTAGAATTATTATTTAAAGGCCCTACTCTTAGACCTTTTACATTTCAATTTAATTTAAGTCCAAGAGATGTGCAAGAAGCAGGACAAGTTCAAAAAATTATAAGGGCATTCAAACAATCAAGTTCAGTTCAAAGAACACCCGGTGGAATTTTCCTTGCTACACCTAATACATATAAGTTAGAATTCATAGATGGTAAAACAAGTTCAACTCATCGATTTTTACCAAAAATAAAAGAGTGTGCTCTTCTTGGGGTGAATGTAAATTACATGCCGGATAATAGTTACATGACCTATGAGAACTCATCCATGGTTGCCTATAATTTACAACTTGCTTTTCAAGAAATGGAACCAATATTTAATGATGATTATGAGGATAGTGATCAGGAACAACTTCCCGGCACTGTCCCTTCATCTGTTACCACAGCGTTCAACATAGGTTTCTAAAATGGCTGATCCTTATTTCCGTTATCTTCCAGAATTTGAATACGTCAATCGAACCAAAGAGGGACGAAGTGAAGGTGACTATTCAGTTGTAAAAAATTTTTTTAAAAGAGCAAAACTTAGAGAGGATATATTTCAAGAATTAACTTTCTTCACAAAATATATTGTACAAGGTGATGATCGCCCCGATAATGTAGCATCACAAGTTTATGGTGACTCGAATTTAGATTGGGTTGTATTACTGTCAAATAATATTGTAAACGTTCAAAGTGAGTGGCCTCTATCACAGGCAGACTTCCATGTCTATGTGACTAATAAGTATGATGAAGAGACGTTATACTCAGGCATTCATCACTATGAATCAAGAGAAGTAAAAACAACAGATGGTTCTATAATCATTCCGCGAGGTGAGAGAGTGGGTGTGGGTCAGAGCGTATCATACTATGATAATGCTCTAAGTCAACATGTAAGAGCAACAGACATCGCAATACCGATCACTAATTTTGATCATGAAGAAAAAATAAACAATGAAAAAAGAAACATATTTTTATTGAAGGCATCATATTTAAATATTGTCTTTGATGATTTAGAAGAAATCATGACATATAAAAAAGGTTCCACTCAGTATGTAAGTGAAACCTCTGTGCAAGGAGATAATATTAGAATATTTGATTAACTATCTGCTAACTTTTGAAAGTAGGATAGTGCATCATCTTCATCAGAATCAACAGTGGTGGTTGCTGC